CCATCACGACATACGACGAGTTGATGTTGTAGGTCTGATTCCTGCGTGTGGTGATCGCAGCAGTTGCTATGGGTTGAGACTTGTTAAGAATATCATCTAGTTGCGGAGAGACGAACAGGACGCAATCTTTTCTATCCGCTGCAATATCTGCAAGCAGACGAACCATAGTGGAGTCTGCTCTACCCGATATCAGTAGGGAGATATCGACATTGTCCCTGTCGGCAAATCTGCTATATCCACCAATATACAGCCTGTCAGTTGGTGTGGTTGCTGCCGATGCTCCGCTGAACGAGAAACGAGAGACATTTGCGGCTGTGTACCCCACAGTTACATCGCTGAACGAAACCGATAGATCGGCGGGGGTGGCTGCTCCCCAAAGACTCTCGACATCTCCTGCCCAGACATAGTTGGAGTTGTTGTTCACAACACTCTTGAAGTAGTTTGGCGCACCATCGTTGTTCTTGGCATCGTATGCCTTGGAGACATTCTGAAAGACCTCAAGTACGGTTCCTTCCGTTCCCGTGAAGTCTCCATCCTCGTCAACAACAACTATGTTCAGTTCGTCGTTTGCCCCACCGCGATTGGTTGCCTGTGTACTTGTCTCGGCGGTCAACTGAAATAGATCCGCATACTTGCTGCGGTATTTCACTGTCACACCACTTGGAATAGTACTTGCAACGAAGTTCTTGACTGTTGCTGTAAATCCTGTGGCAGACTCAACGAAAAAGGTCTGTGAGAAGTTGCTTGTTGCAAATATCAACTTGTCATCAACCTCGAAAGTTCCGCCAATCGAAGTTGTGAAAGTGATGGTGTCTGTGCCAACATTGGATGTTGCACCAGTCGTGAGATTTGCCTCTCCTGCTCCATCCAACACTACAACTTTGAGCGAGTTACCCAAAACTCCTGGATATTTCGCGTAAAATGGCTCGGTAAGGGTTTCGGAATCAAGAATATCCTCATTGAGGAACTGAAGCCCCGTAGTACCTGCTGAGTTTGCATTCGTCTCATCGGAACCGACTACGCGAACCACGCGAAGGTCGCGGCTGTACTGTAGGAAGTTTGCCGCGCAGTGAAAATCGATTCCATTCACATCGCGGAGGGGCTTTCCGAAGATTGCAACCAGTTGATCTTCATTCGTTACAGTCGTTATCTTTTCTGCTGGACCCCACTGAAACACACCGGCGATTGCTCCCGTTGCAGTTGCGACATTAGGAACTATCGTCGTGATATCAATTTCCGAAAAGTTCACACCAGGGCTAAGTTGTACAGGTAGTCTGCTCATTTGGTTCTCCCGATGAATCTACTCGGATATGTAGGATTTTGATTAATTGGAATCAATACCACCCAAAACGATCCGATTGTCTCTCGCGGAACCATTGGGTGCCATCGGACTCCGTCGTAGCGGGTTGGTCATCCATGCCATCGTCTATGAAGCCAAAGGGGGTCATCTCCTCCTCAAGTTTGTTGATGGTTTCCTGATATATGTCCTTTCGGATATCCATTGAGGAAAGATCCTTGAAGTACGGCTGAGTTGACAGCCACCCAAAGAGTACCAGAGTCATGACAAGATCGTCGTTGTATCCGACCTCTGCCTCAAAGGAGTTCTTCTTGGCAACGAAGGCAAATAGTTCCTTGATGACATCGAAGTCCTGAATGAGAAGCCTGTCTGCCTCGACAAGCGACTTGAGGATGGAGCAGCCAGACCTCTTGACCACCTCGGTGGTCCTTACACCGAACTGGCTGGTGCCTGATCCAAATCCTCCGTCGAGAACCTGACCCTTCCTGCCTCGCATGGTGGATGACAGCAGGTTCTCGTACTCAAGTTCCGCATGAAGCACATCGGCAACCTGCCCACCCATGTCGTTGATCTCGACAAGCACATGGGCATTGTTGTACTGCTTTGCCGCAACATGGATGGCATTGGGAAACACCAAGGGGGACATGGTGTTGTTCCTGAAGGTAGCCACCAACTTGTAGGGGGCTGTCGTTATGTCTATGACACTGAATGCTGAATAGTCCTGTCCTGTGCCGCGAGAAACATCGACCGTCATCACATAGGCGTGTTTTTCTTCTGGCTTGGCATAGACCTTGAACCCCTCTCCATTCTTGAAGACGGGATCGATGTATGCAAGTGTCTTCAACTTGGAAGGGGATATCAGGGTATGGACCGAGCCGACGAAGTCGCACTCGAACTCCGTGCGGAACTGTTCCTCTGAGGTATTGGAGATAGTCTCCTGCTTCCACTTCTCATCCCTGCCAGGAACGTCCGACCAGTGGACATCGATTGGAATGTATGAGTTCCTGCCATTCGATGCATCCGTCCACAACTTGTAGTATAGATTCATTCCGTGCGGGGTCGAGACTATGAATACCTTCGTTTCCTGACCCGACGAGATGGTCGGATACACGGACGAGAAGAACTCCTCTGCCACATTCTGTGGAACATAGGCAAACTCGTCAAGGAAGATCATGTTGAAAGATCCACCACGGACTGCGCTTGACGAGGTTGCAGATGCGAGAACCTTTGAGCCGTTCTCAAGTTGAATCGACCCCTTGTTCCATTCAAGCACACCCTGCTGCAACCATTTGGGCAGATACTCGTATGCCAACTTGAGGCGCGACAATAGTTCCCTAGCCGTGCTGAGTTTGTTGGCTAGTATGGCTACATTCACGCTCTGATTGAACAGGATGTAATGCAGCATGTATGCTGTGACCGTGGTGGACTTGCCACTCTGACGGGGCAACTTCGCAATGACGAACCTGTTTGCATGAATGGTCCTGACCATCTCTTCCTGAAAGTCATAAAGTTCAAATGGAACAAGACCCTTGTCGAGGGAGACGATCTTCACATAGTTCTGTATGAAATAGATTGGATCTCTGGCACAACGGGCATACTCCTCAAGTTGCTCCTTTGTCCAGTTGATCTTGACATCGGTTGCCTTGAGGTTGGGATTGCCGAGATAGTTCTTGGATGTCTTGTCTTCAGCCATTTTCAAGCATCTTCTTGGATTCGTCAATGATGGCAGTGGTGTCTGTCATTGCCTTGGCAAAACTTCGCTTCGGATTGATGAGTTCCTGTAGTTCCTTGGTTGAGCCAAGAAAGATGGCATTCGTCGTGTTGTTGACGGTCTTCTGCTCGTACTTGTCCTGCTTGATGGTCTTCATGCGCTGATGTAGTTCAACGAGATCCTTGTTCGTCTCTGCCACTGCCTTGATCATCTGCGCGACCACTTCATAGGCACGGGGGGAATCGCCTTCGCTTGCGACCTTTAGTACCCCATCGATGGCTTGAAAGCCAAGGTTGACGAGTTCCTTCAGGTTCTCCCTTGCCTTCTGAAAATCCTTGTCGGCATCATCCATGTCCACCTTTACTTCGATGGCATTTGGCTGTCTTGCAACAATCTGCTTAGGCTCGGGATCCATGTTCAGCATCTCCGAGAGGTTTTCGTCCATCTTGCTCATTATGAAATCACCTTCCGATTTGTTTGTCGGTGCTTCTGTATTCAGTAAATGTAGTTATGTCATCGTTCTCAAAGTAGTCGAATGCTGCCTGTAGTTGCTGCTTCGTGAGTTCAAAGTACGCATCTCGGAGTATCATGTATGCCGTGGTTATTCCGGCATTTGCAGAGGAAGTCCAACGGCTTCTCAACGAGTTGTTGGTGTAGAGAATGGATGATTCACGCAGTGGTACGAGATACCAGCGGAACTCACTGAAGTTTCCATATGGAATGAATGAGTTTCCTCCAGTGATTCCCGTGTTGGTTTCGAATACGCGCATATCGCTGAATCGACCTGAGTTGAAGTTGGTCATGTACACACCATGATCGATGCTTGCAGTTATTCCCAAGTCTTCTAGGTAAACCCGATATGACATCGAATCCTGCAACTTCTCAAGATCGAAGAAGTAAGTCTCAAGCCCACGAATGAACGATGTCGTCGGATCGGAGCCAGACACTCCCTTGTTAGTTACAACCTTTGTGTACTCCTCTGCACCACGGGCAATATTTCCGTAGTAGAAGCCGTTCAGCAGTTTCTCATGGGTATCGTCGTTCATAATGAAGCCATTTGCAGGAACATCGCCCGTGAACAATGGAGCCATCAGGTATTCGACAAAGTCGGCGGGTGAATATGGGACGCAACCACCGCGAGTCAGATCATAGTCTTCATTTCTTC